TGTCTGCCCAACTTCTTCTTGGGTTTTACACGAAATGTCGTTGTGTTGGTTGCCTTTGCCATTACATTCCATTTAGTTTTAGCATGTTATTCAAACTCACCGTGTCCATGTCTGCAATGGCCGTATCAACTCCCATGAACATCATGGTCTTTGCATACTTTTCCGCCTTGGCTTGTGCCTTGGCAACATCCGCTTTTAACGCTTCTTTTTCTGCAACCTTTGATTCAACCATCTTTGCATTCATCGTTTGAGCCATTTTCGTGACTTCTCCCGCACTTTGTAGGTTTTTTGATACCTTGTTAAGCAACGCGTCTATTTCGTCAATCTGTGGGCTTGGTTTAGCGTGGGCAATTGTGAACACATAGCCAGTGATAAACAATGCACTAAATACGATTAAAAGATTTTTCATAGTTTTTTCATTGTTTGCATGATGCGGATTTCGGTCATGGTTGCCGCCAAACACGAATCGGACTTTTTAAGGGCGTATGTGAGTTTGTCAATCTTCACATCCAACGCTTCTATCTTTTGGTTTGCCTTTTCAATTTGTTCCTTATACCCCGAACGAAGGTCAAAGTAAAGATAAGAAACGGCCAAAAGCATACAAAAAGCAACGGCAGCAATTGGGTTTTTGCGAAATTGGTCAAACGACACGGGCAACGCATTGGGTTTTTTAATAGGTGCCATGTCTTAATAAAACGATTTTAAGTTTAATTGTTTGCTCATTGAATTATTGTAACCGTATTCAATCCAGTTACATTTTCGATTTGTGTTTTACATTTTTCATGAATAGTCAGTGCCAAAGTTGTAGACCAAAATTCTTGTGTTGTCAGTTCAGTTTGTACTTGATTTGGCAATGTGCTAACATTTAATGGTGATTTACCTTCTATCCAATCGCTTTCAGATTTGTAATAAGATAAGTTTACCCAATTCGATTTAGGATCAAGAATAAAAATGTTTAAATAACCAAAGGCGTTTGATACCTCAAATCCTTCATCGGTTGTAATTGTTGTATTTATTGATAGTGCCATAATTTTATATTTTATATTTTTGTTATTGATTAGTATGCTACTTCCACCAACATAACTTTTGAAACTACTCTGCAAGTTACAGAACCACCACCCACGAAAGTAGGGGCAGTAAATGTAATTGCCATTTGTTGAGAGCCACCAGCAGAAATTGTGATTGATGCCGTTGCCATTCCCAAATCCGATTTGATTGCAGATGTGTCAACCGTTCCAACTATTGAAGATGTGCCACCTATTCTCTTAAATAAAAGTTTTTTTGTTTCACTATAACAATCTCCAACACTTACACCCGTCGCAGTTCCCGTAATTGCCGTAACTACTGAAATAGTATCAATAGTAACATTCCACGCTCTGTTATTACTTTCGGGAATAATTAAATTGGTAACGCCTGTACCATCAAGTGATAACGCAGCCCCTAAACCTGTTGTTAATACGGCTGAACGCCTAGCAGTTAATAAAGATTGTTGTGCATCTCCAACTACTGAAAATAAACCACTTGCTAAACTTTGTTGAGATTGTAAATATGATTTAGATTGATTTCCTAACGCAACACCATATGAACTATTTGCTGTATTTGTTTCTCCAAAACAAACAGAAGATCGTCCACTCGCTGTATTACTAAAGCCACCACTAACAGCGTAATGACCACTACTAATATTACTTTGACCACCCACAATACCGCTTAAATTTGAAGATGCAGTATTTGCAAAACCTCCTGCAATTGTAGAAAATTCACCACTTGTAGTATTTTGTGTACCTCCTCCAATATGCGTATATTGATTAGAAGCAACATTGTTATCACCTCCAGTTATACTTGAACTTGCACCACTTGCCCTATTATTGAAACCTGATAATATTCCTGAATTATTTCCTGATGCAACAGATATATTACTTATTCTACTTAAAGAAAAATCTACCGCTTTAGACCCCCTTGCGTTTCCACCCGTTGCAGTTCCATCTGGAATACTTGCAACCAAAGCACCTGTACCATTAGGAGAGATTACTAAGTTAGCGTTGGTAGTAGTTGCTTGGATTACAGAAGAGGTCTGTGTAGTTACACCACTATCTTGTAAAACACCGACACGCCTATTTGATAATTGTAAAACACCTAAATTATTCAAATAATCACTAACAGTTTGTAGTGTTGATGACATTGCAGATGCGATTTTTAACAATCCATTTGGTTGTGTTGGTATTGGCAAATTTGTTAATTGACTTCCATCAACGGCGGGTAATTTTGCAGATGCATCCAACTGAACCAATTGAGATGCCCCATTAAATGTGTTTCCTTGCTTTGTGACCGTAGATGATAGGCATGAATCGTTTAATGTCCCACTCGATATATTTGATGCATTTGTAGTATCTACATTGACAACATTACCTAACCCAATACTTGTTTTATCAATCAATACATTTCCAATGCCCAAAACCGATGTTGAATTAATGGTTTTGATATTCGTTCCCGATACCAATGTATCTTGTTTTGCGGCTAATTGTGTTGTATTAGCAATCGCCACACCACCAACGGTTGCCGTGCCTGTTAAATTTATACTTGATGTTGATACTGAAATTGGAATATCATTTCCCAATCCATCAGATAATTGTTTTAATGTGCCATCTACTGGGCTATTATCGCCCACTTTAATTAAGGCATCATAAGTCGTTGCGGGTGTTAATCCCGTTAATGTATTTCCCATGTTTTATAAATTATTCCAAGTTTCTTCTGTTAAATCAACCCATTGCATTTTTACATCTTCCCATTTGACATTTGTAAATTGAGGGTTTCGTGTTATTTGCCCAATACCTTGCGCCCACAAAGTGCCATCACAACACTTTTTTGAATATGTGTTTTTGTCCTTGCACAAACACGCCCGTGTTCCACCACCTTGTGGGGATGACCTTGATGGGGTTTTCCACCCATTCTGTGTGTTGTTCGGATTATTTGGGTTGTTCCAATTGCTCATTTTCTTATCAATGCAAAAAGTAAAAGTAAAAATAACACCGATCCAATCGCCACACCAATTTTTTGTGGTACACTGATGCGTTCTTTGTACTGAATCTGTGGTGGTAATTGAATTGTTTTGGTGTAACGGATGGTATCTGCCTTTACAATTGTTTGAACTCTTATCACATCATGATTTCTGTAAACAATCGTTTTAACGCCATCTTTTTCAATTGTGAGGGTATCAATCGTTTTTGTTGTGAAAGTGTCTGTAATGGTCACAGAATCACGCACAAACATGGTATCAATGCCATACACACTTATTTGTGCCATGGAGGGGTTCTTTTTGATGGCTTGTTCTAAATGCCACTGCGCAGAACACCCCGTCAACAAGATGATAAGTGTTAATAATTTACCACCTTTGACAAACAAATCACACTTCACCTTATTGATGGTTTTCAATTGCGTCATGTAATTGGTCAATTTCTTGACCTTTTCATCCTTGGGTTTATATGTTTTCTTTACAGATTCCATGAAACATAGTTTGACGGATTTGTATTTGGGTATTCTCCCGCTTGTTGGTCCTCGGTGTACTGGCTAAATAATTGTGGGTAGTAACTCAAATAATCCACAACCCTACGGCGATAAGTTTCCGCGATATTTCTTTGGCGTTGAACCAATGTATCAATTTCACTTTTATCTGGCAATGTGGTGTTTTCGGGTGAGTTCCTCAAAATACCCGCGTTGCTTACCTCATAACCATGAAACAACAACAAATCGGCCATGGCGTAATGAATCAACATCGGTTGAACATAGTGCGAAACCAAAGTTTGGTAGTTGCCCGTTAAAGTTCCGTTTTCAACCTGGGTTAAAATGTACCGATACAACTTCGTTCCCAAAAGTTCTTGAACTTGTATGTCTTGACTGATTTTAACAAAGGGATAGATTTTGTCCACATCCACATTACCACCCAATTGGGTGTATTTGAAGATTAGTTCTTTGTCAACCAGTAATATGTCATCGTTTGCGTACATCTTATTTATTCTTTAATGATCCTTTGTTTGGCATATCAATGGGGCGTGTCTTGGCGGTATTCCACCCACTTGGTGAGAATGGCACACCCGCAGCGTCTGCGCTTTTGTTTGATACTTCGTTGTAATTATCCAAATCTCTACTTTCCCCAACCTCGTTTGGTTGTTTAGGTAAAAACTTTCCTTTGACTTGTTTGCGCCTAAATGTCAATCGTTCCCATCTGTGGTGACAATTTACACCGCCTTTGTACTTCCAAATTGAATAGGAACTTTGACCGCTTGGGGCGAATTGTCCGTTCACACCCGCATCACCCATTTGGATGATATCTTCCCTACGGAATATCACTCCGCTTTTGGCTTCTTGAACCATTGTAGAGCAAAACTCCCTTGATTTGTTGGATACGAAATCAGGACCGTAACGGTATCGGATTTTGTAAACCCCTTTATCGTCATCACTTTTTTTATTGGGGTTGTCATACGCCAAATTAAATTTCATTTCTTCATCGGCATCTTCAACTTCACGCACATCAATCAATTCCCATTCCTCATCGTTGTTTATCTCGCCCTTACCCTTCAAATGTTCAATCCATGACTTTTCATCCGCGATGGTCATGTCCTTGGACAAATCAATTTCCTTCAATTTACTTTCTGCCCAACGGATTCCCGCATCACCTCCCCAAGCATCCCACATCAAACCACCACATCCTTCGGAATATGGTACATCTTTGTTTTGTTGGTGTCTGCGAAACGCTGCCATCCTTGCAATGGTTTCACGGCTTATGGGTTCACCATTTGCCAACTGATTTGCACGGGCTTTGCCTACTGGCGTTCCACATTCACCCCATCCGTTCTTTTCTGCCCAATCCAACGCCTTTTTAGCGTTGCTCTTTGCACCTTCGGGGTAATCTGTGTATGATTCCGCTAAATCAATCTTTTTTTTTTGAGATGCCAAGGATACGCCCGTTTCTTCTTCACGAGTTTCATCATCAATGACATTGCCACTTAAATCGGTGAATTCCAAAGGTTGTAATGTCTTGAAATAAAGATTCAAATTAAACCCGTTGAAGTTCAACACCTTGGTGACTGCATCAATTATCAATCTTTGGAAAGGTCGTACCACAACATTGTCAAACAAGATAGATGCTGATTTTAATTCATCTGCGTTGCTACCAAATCCCGTGTTGTCCTTAATACCCAAAAGTAATGGCGAAACGATACGATGCGCCACCATGATTTTCTGCATGGATTCTTGGGAAAGGAATTGATATTGGTTGTGAGCATCACTCAATTGAACGGGTGTAATATCCGCAGCCGATTCCTTGCCATCGTTCCACGAGATAATAAACCTTCCCGCGTTTGAGGATCCGCCAAACTTTTGTTTGATTTGGGCTTCCACAGTGTCTTTAACCTCGGCGGGTGGTTGCCCGTTATTGAAGTTAATCAACATACTTGGCGCAAGGCCATTCATGATGTTGTTAATATGGAAATTGGAAATCTCCGCTTCCAAGTTGGCATATTGCGTACCGCCTTGGTAATCCACGGGTGCGAAGTAAAACGAACCCGTTGAATATGGTTTGATGGTTAAAATACATTCGTTTGCATTTTGGTCATAACCGAACGCCCTAAATTCAATTGGCGTGTGGTTACGCTTCATGTTCGCCCAATCGGGGCAATAGTAATACTTTTCAATTTCACCCTTTTCGTTGCACTTGGCGGGGCGAAGGGTTTGTTGTGGAAAGTGCTTTGCTTGGACATACTTTTTGCGGTCCTTTGACTTTACCAATTGGAATGATGCTTGGCCTAACATCTTCAAATCCATTGCAACTGCACGAAGGTCATCCGCACTGAACAACTTTTTGAATTCAATGTAACCTGGCAAATCCCTTGATGCCCTTGTAACCTCCAACCCCTTACCAAAGATTTGGTCAACAGTGCCTTTAATACACGCATTGTTGGTGGGTGATGAATGGTATAGGTCAATTAAATATTGGTAGTAATTATTATCATCACCATATTGCACCCAATCTTTGTTCTTTTGCTCAATGATGGATGGTGCGGTGTATGATTGTAATTGTATAAATTCTAAACTCATAGTGTTTTCCAATTAGGTGTACCAGGGGCAGTCGTTGTGAACTGCTTCCAAGTGTTGTAAATGTTTGTTGTTCCCGTAATCCAATATCCCAAAACCTCCCAAATCAACACATTCCCATTGTACACACGAAACAATAATTCATCCGTATTTTTGGCAACTGCGTTAATTGGCGTTAGAGCGGGTAAATTCATTGTGATGAAGGAATATGACTTCACACACGCAGTCGTGGTGGAAACCATCGTTTTTGTGGGTTTATGCCATACCTCAATGGTTGCCGTTGACACACCTTCAAAATCCACAAACGATGTGAATGTAACTGATGTTGATGTGTTATTGATGTGCATACCTATAAAACGCAATTCTAACTTTTTGTTGCAAAAGAAAACCCCCACCGATTTGGTGAGGGTCATCAAACTATAAAACTGAAATCAAATTAAGCCGCAGTGACAATGGTAATTACGCTTCCTAATTCAGCATAATTGTCGGCATCTACTGCCATCGGAGGATTTGGTTCGCTTGACATGAAAGTCAAAGTATTCAAACGAGCATCACCCATTTGCACACCCCATGAAGATGTTCCGCCATTGGCATCACAACCCAAAGTTGCACCAATCAACCAAAATTGGTCGTTTCTATCCCACACGATGATTTGCCATCTACCTTGTGTCAAAACCTTCAATTGATCCATATCAGAATCGCCCGTTACTGGGGTTTTCCCGCTTGGTTTGAATGACAAAGTAAAGGTGGTTTCGTATGCAGATGTTCCGTTATCGCGTGATGCAATAACCGCAGTTTCAATGGTAGACAAACCTTTCAACTCCCAAAAGTAACCCGACAATTTTACGGGTGGAGTTGCACCATTATTCAATTGAGTTACTAAACCGCTTCCATCAGTTGTAATTGCGTTTGCAAATTCAAAGGGTACGAAGAACGCACCTTTGATACCGCCCACAAACTGCTTACATGGTTCGTATCTTCCTAATAAAGTTCCACAAGTTGGCATATTTTTCTATTTTGTTGGTTAAAAAAAAGGGGCGGGTGTTTACGCCCACCCCGTGTTTATATTGTTCCTATATTATTAGGTTACATTAATTACAACTTGTTGAGTTGGGTTGGTAGCGATGATACCACCAGTGAAACGCATGATTACACGCACATTCTGTGAACCATCGATGTCACTCATGTCAATCACCTTTACCTCGTTGTAATCGCTCAACAAACCAGTTCCAAAGTGCAAATCTGACTTCATACCCAATACACAGTCGTAATCGTTAAGACCAGGACACATGGTAACGGGGATACCTTGGAAGTTCATTGGCTTTTCACCAACATAGAATTGGAAATTGTAGTTACCAGCTGACAAAGCGGCTTGGTATGCCTTCATGGTAGATGGACCAACATAGTATTGGTAACCTTCTTTGCCATACAATGCAGCGGGTGAGTTGTCCAATGCTTCTTGCAAACGAGCAACAACATTTGATCCAGTTGTAGCACCACTGAACGCACGAACGATTGCAGAGTTGTCAATCAAATAACCAACCATACCATCTTGACCAGGAACCAATGCGGAATCATACCACAAATTTGATTTCCAAATACCCAATTCGTTTGCTTGTGCTACTTCGGCAGCGGTTTGTGCCAACATGAATTCTTCGAAAGTTGCAGGCAATTTTTCAAATGCACTGAAACCCGCTTGTGCTGCTTCCCATGTAGTACGCAATTGGTTCTTACAAAGTTGTAAGTTTACTTGCTTTTCGATGGTAGTCAACACATATTCACCCAAAGTTACTGATGAAGAATCAGTGAAATCACAAGTTGCATCGGCAATGGTGATTGAATCTTGGTAGTTACGGATAACTTCTTTGAAAGCCACATTGGGGTGCAATGTGATAAGTTCTTTTGCCAAGGTCTCGCCTGACAACAACGCAGCCGCAATGTATTTGTTACCAAATAAACCCGCGTAGGTATTTGGAGATACTGTTGGGCCACTCAAATTGATTTTGTTTAATTTATTGTTCATTTTAGTGGTTTAGTTAAAAAGTTGGTCGAATACTCGGTCTTTAATTGTCTTTTCACGCTTACTTGAAATGTGAAAATTCATTTTGCTTGTGGTTGTTGCTTCGGGGTTGAATGGAGTGTGTGGGGCGGGTTCTGTCGCCAATCTTTCTTCCAATTCAGCGTTCTGTGCTGACAATGCAACCTTTTCGGTTTCCAACGCTGACAAACGGGCTTCAAACTTGGCTTCAAGTTCTTTGATTTGTGCGCTGAAATAAGATTCTTCCATTTCGGTTTTAGATTTCACGGTTTTCTTTGGTTTCATTCCCATTTCTTCCTTGATTTCTTCTTTCATGATATCGTTTTGGGCTTCAACTTCCTCAACGATTTCTTCCTCAACTTCGGCTTCTTTTTTAGCGATTTCAACGATTACACCATTTTCATCAACCTCAACGATGTTACCATCTTCCATGGCGAATTCACCTGCGGGTGCAGGGATTTTGCCATCTTCGGTTACGATAAACACGGCTTGGCCTACTTCAAAGGCATCCGCTTCAAAAATGGCTTGGCCATCTTCGGTTTTTACTTGTTCCAACGCAACGGCAACGGGTTCATTGATACCCAATTTTACCATGATGCGGTCCAAGATTGATTCTGCGTTCATACTCATAAAACTTTATTTTTTTAGATTGTTAGATTTTTGATATTCCAATAAAAGGTCTTTAACCTCGTCAAGTAATGATGGTTGTTTACTCATCTTCATTTTGTCTGCGAAATAACCTTCAATGCTGAATCCTTTGAACTTGCCATCCTTGGCATCATTCCACACATCATCGTTGGTGATTTTCAAACAACCCATCCATGTACCAATCGGATCGTTCATCCCGTAGATGGCCGATTTGTCCTTTTCCATGTCCTCCTTTATCCAAGTTTCAACCATGCAAACACCTTGAACCGCCAATTCGTGTTCAATAGTGGCGTTGCCTTGATTTCCCTTCATCAAAAACATCTGTGATGCTTTGCGTACGGTATCCTTGGAAAAGTAAATGTAAAATTCATCCATTGCCCCATCCACGATTTGTTTGCGGTATATGGGTTTGTCTGGAATCAATATCGGACCCATCAAAATGCGTTTTTCTGCATCTACCTTGGCAAACTTTACTTCATGGGATTTCAACGCAACAAAATTGGATTCAATGGCTGGGGCTTCCACGATGCTTATCGCATCAATGCCACTTGCCATTTGTTGTTCATCCAATATGAGTTCAACGATACGCATTACTTCAATTTACTATTTAATGCCTTGGCTTCTTTGTAAATTGCATTATAAGTGTTGATGTCTTTTCTTGCCATTTCCTCTGACCTTTGCGCATAACTTAAAATACCATTCACTTCATCAATCCAACTAATTTTTGGTAAAGGAACACCAAGTTCTTTGGCCATTGCTTGTGCTTTGGATTTTTCTGATTGGTATTCGCCTTCCAATACTTGTAATTTTTTCAGAAAATCCTGAAATTCAGATCCAATTGGATTATTTGACAACCCGTTAATTGCCCTTTCAATTTCTCGAACTGGTACAAACGCATTGTCCAAACTCGCTTCAACTTTTTTTGCCAATGCATAAACTTCATTGGCTTTTTTTACTAAATTATCACCCAATGCCAAATCAACCTTAACAGTTGACATTTCCACTTTGGAAACTTCTTGAACGGCACTTGATGCCATGAATTTTTCAAATGATGTTTTCATATTCTATATAACGATTTATCCTGGGAATGTTGCGTTTTGTTGGATTCTGCGGTCAAGGGCTTGTTGTGTACTCATGTCCGTTGCAACTGCATACGCCTTGATTGGCTTTTGGTTTTGTTGTGCCAATGACCTTGCTATTTGCGCTGACGGGTCGGCTGAACCACCCACAATTGAAACACTTGGTCCGCTTGGTGCGGATGATGATGTGTCCGTTGCACCTGGCACGGGCGTTGCCGTCATTTTACGAACATTCGCGAAACCCGTTGCCAATATCGCTGCCATGTTGATGTATCCAATTGGTGTACCCGCCCCCGCTGCCAATGCTTTGGTTGCACCCATGTAAGTATCAATGATGGCACTTGCCACCGCCAAGGTTTTACCCGCTGCGGTTTCTTCACCAACGGCACTTGCAATGGATTGTAATGCCCCCGTAACTGCACTTGCCAATTGTTCTTGTTGACTGATTTTTAATGCGGTTAATTCTTTTGCTGACTTGGCTTCAAATGTCGCTTGTTCGGTTGTTTTGACTTTCATGTCCGAATCAAACTGCGCTTGTGCTTCCGCCTTTTGGTTCAACACATCTTGATACGCAGCCGTTCCCTTTGTGAGTTGTGATAATTGGGTGTCAAAGTCCGCTTGGCGTTTTGCGTTCAATTCTTCCAATTGGCGCATTTCTTCATCACGCAATGCTTTTTCCGCATCCTTAACCGCTTTAAATTTATCAAATTCATTGGTCAACAAATCCGCCCGTTCAATCGCCGCTTGTTTTTCGGCCAACAACGCTTCGTTGGTGATTTCGATTTGTGATAACTTGGATTCGTTGATTGACTTTTGAATGTCCAACGCTTCTTTACCCAATGATACTTCGTTGGTCAAGGTTTCCGACATCAACCCCGCATACTTTGCAGTAACACCCGTTAATTCTTGTTGTAATGCCAATAATTCATTTGCTCGGTCTTTGTTGTAACCCAACAAATTTTGTTGCATCTGAATGATGCCCATTCGGGCTTTGATGTTTTCTTGTTCCTTTTGCTCACCTTCGGCCAATACCCTTTGCAATTCTTTGTTGGCTGCCAATCTATCTTCGATGGTTTTGTTTTCATCATCACGAATTTGGCGTTGCTTTTCAGCCATCAAATCGTACTTTTCAACAATACCTTGGTAAAGGGTTTGCAACTTTTGTATGTTGGCTTCCGCTGCTGCCAATACATCCTTGTTATCAAATGCCCGTTTGGTTGCTTTTCTGATTGTAGTAACCGCATTTGTAACTCCTTGAACAACATCATTCACAACACCCTTGATGTTTTGCATCTTCTTGGCGTTTTCTTGTGCCAATTTGATGTTCTGTTTTTGGAGTGCGTCTATTTCATCGCTTATCTTTTTGGCTTCTTCGGTGTCGCCCGTGAATTCGTTCCAGTTCTTTCGGAGTTCCAATATGGCAATCTTTGCCGTGTTTGCCCATTGAACAAACTTATTGAACACCCCATCAATCATGTTTTCTTTAATCCACTTCGCACCATTTTGAAATGATGTCACCAAATCACCCCACCATTTCTGCGGATCCTTGAACGCTTTGCCCATCCAAACAAACAACGGTTTCAATACCTCGATTACACCATTCACCACACCTTGCATCACAACCATGGCTTGGTTCATCAAGTCAACCACTTGTTGGTTTTCACTCAATACACTTTTGAAGGTATCCAACACCCCCAATAGAATACCAAAACCCAATCCCGTTTTGACTGCGTTTCCTATGGATGCCAAAGTTTTACCAAAACCTTTCAGCCCGTTCGCCGCCTTGCCGAATATACCAGGTAGCCCCTTAAATCCTTTTTCTAATTTATCAATGGATTTTTCCGCTGACTTGGTATCGGCATTTACCTTAAAATTTATTTCTTCCGCCATGACTTGTATGCTCTTTTATATTGTTTTGCAACTTGCTTTAATGTTTGGTTGTATTGGTTTTTCCCTTTGGCGATTTCCACCCTTTCGGATACCCCGTACCATTCTTGTGATTGTAAAAGTTGAATTATCTGTGTTATCATTTTTTAAGTACTAAAAAGTTTGCTTTCTGAATTACGATTGTATGGCTTCCGCCCGTTACATTTTTCCAAACAAATGTCACTTCATCCGTAGGGGCTAAATCCAAAATGGTTTCCATGTTCACACTATGGTGGTTGGAATCGGTCAATCCGTATGCACTTGTGTCAACACCATTAATTTGTATTTCAAACTCAATTTGTTTGTTTCCACTTTGCCCAAATGCACACATGGCCGTGAACTTGTATTGGCCACCTTCTGTGCAAACATACTTTGCCAAAGACATATTGGATGTGATGTTGTCGACATAACCAATTGATACTTCACTTTCCATTGGAATCGGATCCCATATTGTCGAATCAGTGGTTCGTGATATTGCGGAATCACGATACATGGTAACTTGGTTAAATTGTAAAATGGCTTGCATGTTGTCCACTTGCTGAACCAAACTAAACACATTGTTTTTGTTGTAGTCCGTATCTTGATTGGTATCCAAATAATCTTGGTTGTTGTACCGATACGAATTCATGATACCCTTTGCCACCGAATAATCTTTTAAGTAAGTTTGGCCAAATGGCGTTTCCGTTGGGTTGGTGAAATCGGGCTTTTGACCAGTGGTTGTGAACCTCATGATATTCACATCGGGATAAGTCACCAATTCCAAGTTTGCAACCTCCGTCAACATATCGTATTGGATTGATTGCACTTTGTAGTAATTGGATGAAATGGCGATGGTGTCGTTCAATTCAAGGTTTAACCATTCACCCACGGGTAGTATTGCAGTCATTTTAACCACCCTTGATTGCGTTGAATACATGCGGGTAAGGTATTCGGTCCAATACATATCGTACATGGTCTGTGTGGGCGCATTACCACGCAATGACAATTCAATTCCAAAGGCGTTTGAATAACTTGTTGACAAAGTTGGATATTCCGAATACGCAGTCATTAACGGCATAACGGTTTGAATCGCATTGTTGAAATACCACACATCGGATACCGATTGTTTGCCTCCGTAGTAAAATAATGTGTAATCTTGTTGCACTGGCTTGGAATCTTGATCCAAAAATATAGGGATGTTTAATTCCGTTTTGCGTACAATTTGCCCGTTGTTGTTTATCTCATTCATTGCTTGTGGGCAAATAACATGAAATGGGGTTTCAACATTAAATTCATCCGTTGGATAATCAATTCGGGGTTCAATTTTTACACTTCCGTATTCCCTTTTGTTGATTTGTTTGTAGTATGCGCTTGGTGAACAAGTAGATTCTTGATGCGTAAATGAAATGGTTTTTGGTATTGGAATTTTATCGTGTTGAATATCCTTTACATCCACAAACCGCGTCCAATTTCGTGTCGTTCCCGTTGCTAACCAATCTTGAAGGTTGTGAATTTCAATTTCGGTTTCACTCACTGGCAACAATATGCAGTTAAAACCTTGTAAAACACCATTCACAAAGTCCTTAATAGGTTTTTGTGGCATTGCATCACCCATAAACACTGAATTGTTGTTAATGCCTTGTGGGGCTTTTGTGCAATCAAAATCCAAATTTGCACTCCATGTGCCAACACAATTGTAAGCGATTTGAACGGTATCACCCGCAGTCAATCGCCTTGTGTATGTGCTTGTTTGTAGTGTTGTTGTTGTATATGCCCCAGTGTCATCATCCGCACGGCCATTGAGCATAAAATAAAAAATGATACTCCTTGGTGTTGTGGCGGGTTGTGTTACATTAAAAGTCAAATCAAATTGGTAATTGCCCGTTCTGTTGGCTGTATAAATTCCCGTTGCGGGGTTATAGTTGCCCGATGGGTTTGATGTCACGGTTGGAAAGATAATTGGTTTCTTTGTCAATGCCCCCGCAGTCCATTGCGTGCAACTAAATCCAATAACATTCGATTCCAATGTACCTGGGCTTGTATATTCGGGATCGTACAACGGACCCGCAGTTTGCATTGGTAACACATACAAATCATCCATTTCAGGTCGTGTCAAAAACGAACCACTCAATGTTAAATCAATTTCGGCAAATACGGTGGTGAGCATTGCCCTCAATCTAATTGCGGGGCGCAAATCATCCACTTCAACACCCCTTGG